GGGATATCCTCCGTAGGTCTGCGCCATTAGGCCAAGTCCTTGTCAACGGCTGCGGCCTTGGCGTCGGCTGCATCAAGTTCGTCATAACCAATGCTGTAGGCATAAACGCCCTTGCCTACGCGCTTACTCCAGGCGCCTGACGTGGCGTCTGCAGGCAAGGCTAAGCCAAAGCCAAGACTAGTCGTATCTGGCGAAGCTTTGCTAAACAATGGGCTTTCAGCAAAAGCAGATACGATCTCAACAGCCGCATTCGCAGCACTAGCTACGTCGCTTGTGGTGAATTCTAATTGAGCGGTTCCGGTACGTTCATTGCCCTTTACGCCAACGGCGGCACCAGATGTTTGTGGGCGCGCGTTGTAAATCTTGATATAGTAGAAACCCATTATTCTTGGTTATTGTTGGATTTGGTCACTGAATCGGCATAGCTCTGCATCCGATCGAGTGGGATCATGTTTAATTGCAGGTGGTGGTCATCGCCGCCATCAACAGGGCCAAGTCCCTCCTTAGCGCGAACCTCATTAATGGACATGACACCATCCTGCAAGAGGGTGTGGTAATACTCGGCTCGTGACTTGCTGTCTCCTCGGAGCAAGGTGTCGACGTTGAAGGAACACTGCAGTCGCTGGTCGTCGCTAAGGAGCTTTCGCTCAACCTCCATTTCAATACGTCTAACCCACGGGAGGATCGTTCCTTGTTGGAACTGGAGGACTTGCTGCTCATAGTTGCTGTATGCCGTGTTACCCTCCATGCCAATCATGGCCGGTGGGACTTGGTAGATGCGCGCAATCTCTTCAGTGGTGTACTTCTTTACCTCCAAAAACTGCATCTGCTCAAGAGGGATGCTGAGGGGCTGGTACTGAAAGCCTCCGCCAAGGATGGCGATCTTGTGTGCGTTGTGGCGACCCATGTATTCACGCTCCCACATATCAGTGGCCTGCTTAATCTGCTCCGCACTCATATGCTCCTTGGTAGAGAGGATGCCGCCAAGCATGCCTCCGTTCTCAAAGAACTTAGATCCAAAATCCTGCACGGATTTGGCAGTAGAGAGGTTTTGCAACTGAATGCGAGTGGGGTTCAAGCCTCGGAAGGCCGCGACCTCAAACATATCATCAGCAGGAATAGGCCCTGGGGCCCCGTCGTAGCTGTACCACTTCTTGCCGGTGTCTGGATCAACAACGTAAGTCATGATCGCGGCAGGGATGTGATAGATGTTCATCTCGGTGCGGTCGATGTAACCGTACCCCTTGCCATGAATGAGAGCGTCGCTGACAATCATCTGCCAGAACTCGTAAGCACCGATGTATTCGTTAGGTGATCGAGAGATCATCTTGTGAACGGGGTGCTGACTGATGACCTGGCGAGATCCGTCATCGCCCACGCGAACCACAGAAGCCTCTAGGCTAGCAATGGTGTCTGCAATTTTGCTGACACAAGCGTAGACAGCAGCAATCTCAAGGGAGTCGCTACCATGGTGGTAGCCCTCCCCATACAAACGAACGTAGTTTGTGCGAAGAGTGCTTACTCCAGGAAGATAGGTGGCTCGCTTGAACAGTGCGTCGTAGGCCCGCCGGAAGATACTTGGCTTAGATTGCACGCGTTGAGTTTGTGCAAAACTATATTTGGTTATGTGAGTATAATAAAATTACACACCCACGACGCTCATGAAGAATTCAAAGTCGCTTGGCGGGTCCTCTTCATAGGTCAAAGCCTCACCAATAGCCATCACTGCAGCAACCACACCATCGATTTTCTCGCCACTGTTAGCCTTGTCAGGTTTGATGTTGCCGCTGGGGTCGTAACGAAGATTTACGTTGCCGATCATCCACCGCAAAACCTCGTCTCCACCGTGGCATAGCTTGCCATTGAGAGCGGACTTTTCAAACTCTTTAGAAGGAAACGACATCGAAGCGTATCCCTGGCCGAATGGATCGCATGGTACACCGTCACCCTCCAGGTCGCGGATAAGGTTGAGAGAGTTCCATCGGTCGTATGCCACGCCTTTGATCAAATACTTCTCCATCAGGTTGTTCGCATCGTACTCCACCTTGCCGTCAAGGATGTAGTGCCCACTGATTAGTCTGCGAATAACATTGTAGTCCGTAACGTTGCCAGGAGTGACGTGAACGTTTTCTAGATCGCGAAACTTGAGGTACATGCTATTCTCGTCCTTGTCCAAACGGCGCTCAATAGCTCGCTCGGGAAGGAAATAGTGCATGACGATACCCCACCCATTCTCCTCGCTTCCAGTGCAAATCGATACAGCCGTGATGTCATCAGTGGCGGCCAAATCGAGACCGAGATAGGCGACGGGTTTGTTCGTTTTCGCGTCGATGACGTGAGTAACGTGAGGATCGCGGAGGTTTTCTGTTGCCATCCAGTCGTCGTCGGGGATCCAGATTGCGCTTGAACCAACGAATACATTCAAGTGCTTTACCATAAACTCTGTCACCGAACGGCTCCCGTATAGCTTTGCGTTTTTGCATTGAGTGTCCAAGTACTCCCTAGAGATCGATACTTCAAGGTTTGGATTTGACTTAGCCCAAACGCTCTCGTCGTCCCAGGAATCACCCTCATCAATTTCGTATGGAAGAATAAGTAGCCTGTCATTAGACTTTTTGCCGTCTAAGACGGTCTTTCCAGCAGACATGAACATAGCGCATGGGCCATCGGCTACGAACCCAGCCGTTGTGATAGCAAGCATGAGGGGGGACTTGCGAGAACCCATTGACGAAGCCAGGACTCGGTAGAGATCGGCGTTCTTCATGGCGTGGAACTCGTCCACCACAGCTAAATTCAGATTGAGACCGTCAAGGGTATTTGCGTCAGAACTCAAAGGCTTGATGACCCCGCTCTTAGGAGTCTTAATCTCAGCTCTCTGAACGCTAAAACGCTTGCTAAGGGGGCTGCTAGACTTTACGCAACGGCATATCTCATCAAAGACCTCACGTGCCTGATCGCGCTTAGTGGCGGCAGTAACAAGTTGCGGAGCACCGTCATCATCAAGCACGGCCATAGCAAGCGCAATAGCTGCAGCTAGCTGGGATTTGCCGTTTTTACGGGCGACAAACAGGTGTGCTGTAGTAAACCGACGTCTTTTCACGTCTCCTACAGCAACCCACCCGAAGATTTGGCCCACAAAAAACACCTGCCATGGAGCTAGGATAAATGGCTTGCCACCGTATTCGCCGCGCGTATGCTTGCAGATTTTCTCTATGAAGGTGATGTACTTAGCCGCCACTTCCATGTCGAACTTCCACTCCCAATCATCACGCTCTAGGTCCGAAACGAACCTCTCGCAAGCCTTTTTGATGTATTTACCCGTAACAATCTTATCTGAGATGACGTCATCAACGTAATCCCACATTCGATTCAGGCAAGAAACATCAACTGCACTCATTTACAAAAGTGAATCAATTTCGTCGCCGTCTTGTGATTTGCCCTTCGCGGCCATAGCGTTTGATGCTGCTCCAAGGATGCGGCTTCGGTCCATTGGACTAAGACCTAGCTTGGCGCTAAGCTTCAAAACCTGGTCCTGAGCCTTGGAAAGAGCAGTAAAAGCTCCGCTAACGTTGCTGGTGCCATTAGGATAGACCTGGATGACATCCCCAAAGCCATGGACGTGGCGGGCGACAGCGATGTACAAAGCCAGGCTCTTGGCCAACATGGTGATGGTAATCACGTCGACGGATTCGATCAGACCGCGATCCTCCAAGTAGTCTACTACGATGCTGAAAAGCCTGTGGCCATCGTCATCAAGCTGGAAAATAGGCTCTAATTCACCCTTCCCTATGTTGTTAAGGGCGGTTTTCACCTGCTCACCCTCGCGAGACTGCTGCGCCATGGCAGCCTCACGCCTCATCTTTTCAAGTACTGATTCTTTATCCATTAGTCGTGCAATCCATGATATGCCCATACACGCCATCCATACGTTGGTGACACACCTGTAGAGGTTTGTACTGCCACGATGTTCACGGTGCTATGCGCTCTATTCAGGTCGTAAGACTGTGCTGTTTCAACAGATTCACCGCTGTAAGGAAGTAGTTCTACGACACTGTTGTTGTCAATGTTAGTGCCCAAGATAAAGGTGTAGATCTTACCAAGATTAACTCTAGCCTCTGGAAGCTGAACTGAATGTGTGGACTGACTACCAGACGTCTTGTAATCTAGATAATACACCTGCTCTGTCAAAGAGACCGTTGTGGTTGCGCCATCGGCACTTTGATCCCGTTCGGTTGAGCCAATACTCACGACTGCCGGCGTGTCAGAACCGGAGCTGAACACCAACGTGCCGGAGGTTGCTTCACCGGAGTCATTGTTGC